TATACATCACCAAACAAAGTGCCGATATCGATCAGAACGGTTCTAAAGGTCTGGAAAAGGACGTTCAGAATCGGCAACACAATGTCGAGAAGTCCACCGAACACTTCCGATGCGATTAAGGCAGCACCTTCTAGGAGGGTTCCTAAGAAATTTATCACCCCACCTACGACATCTTTTATGATTCTCCAGGCTGTAATCGCACCTGATTTTATGCTCTCCCAAAGCGAAACACCATCACCACCCATTCGACCAAACATATCAGAGAAGAATTCTCCTAGTCGTTGAAATTGAGGTATGAAAAACCCAGTGATGGTTCTAGCGATCTCCATGAATTTGTCTTTGAAAACGACTAGCAGTAATGTGACCAATGCTATAACTGCTATGATTTTTATAAAGGGTAATAACATTATGAATGTCACACCTTTAAATGCCACTCCAACAGCAGCGTAGGCAGCACCCATCATGTTAAACGACGAGACTACCACCCCAATCGTCCCAGAGATTGCTTGGAAGATTCCCACAAGCCCTGTCGCCAGCTGACCGACTACGAATATACCAGCAGCAATAGCTACAAACACTGGTGCAGCGATAGCAGCAATCAATAGAAATTGACCTACAAACTTTCCGATATCACGAGCTGAGAGACCAGTGTTTTCTCTGAATTCAGTAAATTTGTCACTGATGAATGTGAAGGCGGCACGAACAGTATCTACAACATCTTTGAAACCCTCTTTAAACCCAGCAGCAAATTCCTTAGCCATTGGGATAAATTTGACAAATTGGTTTCCTGATTTAGCTAATTCCTTTTCAAACTTAGCAATCTGGTCTGGGTTCATATTGAGTGATCTGAAACCGAAACTTAATACCGATATCGCATCGGTTAAGCCTGTCACTGCACCTTGTAGATCTTTGGCTAGGAGACTGCCTACTTCAATTTGTAGGTTGTTGAAGGCACTACTCAATAGTTTCACTTGGCCGAACAGGTTATCGAGTCGAACATTTGCCATTTTTTGAGCAGCACCAGCACTGTTCTCAATTAGTAAATCGAGAGCTACAAGATTTGGTATCGCATCACCAATCTTTAACTTCATATCTTTGATGCTAAAACTACTAGCCGCAAGAGCAGCTTGCATTTTATCGATATTCTCTGCCGTTATTGGGAAGGTCTTTTGAGCTTGTTCCCTAAAGGCACCGAATGCTACCTCACCACGAATACCAAATATCTCCGCTGCTTTTCTTGCATCTTCGAGCTTACTTTTATTCTTACCAACAACTTGATTGATTCGTAAAAAGATTTCACTGAATGGTAGTAGTTTTCCTGTAGAGTCCTCTGCAATCACACCAAGATCACCAAGTATCTTTTTAGCGTCTGATGATGGTTTTGATAATTTTTGCATTGCGTTGCGGAGTGCAGTACCAGCTAATGTTCCCTTCACACCAACATTTGAAATCACACCTATTGCTGATGCTGTCTGAGCTAATGTGAATCCCAGTCCCTTAGCTTTTGCTGATGAAAGTTTTAGACCTTCACCAAGCTCTAACATGTTTGTGTTAGTCAATGCTGCCGTCTCTGCCATGATGTCTGCAACTTTTGTGGCATCCGATGCTTCTAGGGCAAAGGCTCTGACGCTTGATGCTACTAGGTTTGTCGCTTGAGCAACACTGATCTCACCAGCAGCAGCTGCATTTAAAACACCAGGAAGGCCAGCCATTGTCTCTTCAATGGTGAAACCAGCCTGTGCAAATAATTGCGCTCCTCTATTAACTTCTGAACTCGTAAAGATGGTGGTCGCACCTAAGAATTTGGTCGTGTCTGCAAGTTTTTTCATTTCCTTGTCATTAACACGAAGAATTGACTGAACAGCATCCAACGATTGCTCGAACTTCCCAGCTTCTACAATAGCACTCCCAAGAAATAGACCAGCAGGAGCTGTAGCAAGGGCTAGACCTCTAGCACCTTCACCGATCCCACGAATACCACTACCTAATGTATTGGCACTCCTCTTGAGATTCTTAAAGCTTTTCTGTATCGATTTTAACTTAGGCTCAACACCTGGAGCATTGAATCTAAGAGTTGCAAAAAGTGGGAATGACACAGTTAACCCCTTTAATTGTTCAGGTTGTCCTTGACCGCATCCGTCTCATCATCTTTCTGCTGCTTCAGCCGCTTGAACCACCATTTACGTTCTTTCAAGTTCATAATCCCTACCTTGTCTGCCGTCATACCAGGAATGTGATAGAGGAGTATGAACTCCTGTTCCCACAAATCCTCTAGCTCATGGGTAATGACGAACTGCCGAAAAAATGATCGTAGCTCCAGTCAAGTTGTCTATAGAATGTGCTTGGACAAAATTTACATTTACCCTCAAGAGCCAATGTCGGTCCTGCGTTGTGATCTTGAATCTTTCTCGATAGACGTTCGATATCTCTCTTACGAATCTTATTGTTCAAAAGATCATAGTCGGCATAACCTTCTTCATCATCCCAACCGATGATCGAATGTCGAAACATAAGATCCATAATCATACCTTGATTGGTAGTCACCTCATCGTTTGCGGTGTCCATGCAGCTCCAAGGAGTTCTTTTTAACTTAAGAACCTTGATTGGATCAGCATCAGACTCTTCCAACTTGAATGGTTTTTTCAAACTGTACTTGGCAATCGCCTCATCATCCGTCTCGATAGTATCGATATCGAGACCGTCAAGAGAAGCAACGATTTCCTTATTCAGTCTATTACAAGCAGGGCATGTTACATTGAGTCGGATCTCATCATCTAACTGGTCATAACGTAAGTAGATCCACATATAGAGAACATTCATCATGGGCATGTCGCTTAGGAATGCTATTTGCTGATAGCTCTCCATCTTCTGGATATCTTGACCAGCACACTTAACCAACATCAGCGCAAGAACCTCATTGATGAGTGGTCCCATATACTGAATCTTCCTTTTGATTTCTCCGATTTGTTTTTCTTCGGCAAGTCCCCACGATTTGAAGGTAAAGCTCAGATCGTCTTTACCTTCAAGGGGTATGGGCAGCTTATTTCCAAGTTCCTTCAACGTCATCTTTTTCACAACAACACCCTCCAAATAAATATTTTGTGAGGTTTAAGACCTTATGGTCGTTTTGAGTGGACATGAGTAAACCAATTTCACCCATGTCTCATTATTAACCCTTGCTTATGTGGTAGTAGCTTTGGCTATGAGTTCTGTTACAGCGTCACTGCTGAATGACCACTCAATGACCGCCATTTCGCCATCATTTGTCGTGTCTAAATCTGGTAATTTGCGTTTCATTATCCACATTCCTGAGATCGTGTACTTACCTTGCACAGTCCCATCGATAGCTTTATGGATCAACGTAGCACTTTTTTTATAACCAGCAGTTACTGGACATTGCCCTTCTTTAAACCACGATTCCATCGCAGCTCTGGTGGCTGCATGATGAAGAGGAGTCTTTCCTGTAAATTCTTGCGGCAATAAGTTACCGCCAGATGCTTTAGTTCTATCAGGAAGATCAATAGATTGAAGTTCTGTTTCAATTCCTGATAGTTCTGTGAAGAAAAATGTACCACCGCCAGTGCCAGTCACAGTCAGTGTGAATTGATTCACTGGTACATGGTTTGGTGCTAATTGCCCTCGTAATGCCATATCCCTTACCCCTTTCTCTTAATAATATTAGGCCAGCTCTTCGAATATTCCTGCTTTTCCAATTGTGATGTTGAATCTCTCGACAGTGTTGACGATTTTTAATCTAATCTGTGCGTTTAGATCACCGTTAGCAGCTGTCAGTGCTGTGTTGTTCTCAGCATCAATTTTGATTCGAACACCGTCTTCAAAGGATGCACCATCGAATGCTCCGATAGCGAATTGGCCTTGGAAGTATGCGAACAAAGCAGTCTCTGCAAATGCAATCGTGTCTGCATTGTTGATTGCAAAGATAATGAAGTCGAAGTTCTCTTGTAGAATATGCTCAACATGGCTGAGATATTCTCTTTGATGCTTGAACCTGAATGCAGAGTCAATGCTAACTGTCCTATCACCCCAGAGAATGAAGTTTCCTTCTTTCGCTTTGATGACGTTGATGCCCTGTGGATTCAGCAGCTCTTCGTTGAGTTCCCTCTCTCCAGTTGGAATCTTTAGAACTCTTGGTAGAGTCACATCGATGCCAGCAGCAGCTTTGTGGAAACCTTGGAAGTTCTTAGCGATCAAAGCCTCTCGACCATGAATCATTCCTGTTAAGGAAATTTGCTTTAAACCACCTTCACCTTGAGGATCTGTGACAGAACCAAACGATGGGAATGAAACAACCGCAAAGTCATTTCGACCAACTGTGTCGTTGATAAACGCTTCAGCCGACTCATCGAGTGTTGTTGCAGCAGGAATCTCATAACGGTACTGATAATTTCGAGCCTCTGCATATGCAGCTCCTGCTTTGAGAACAGCAGTTGCAGCAACTCCAGGTGATGCTAGTTTGACTAGACCTTTGTTCTTACCAGCAAGCTGATTGAACACACTGTCCACTGTGCTCCAAGCATCAATGAAGTCTTGGTCTCCAACACCAGCAACACCATCGTATCCACCAGCTAATTGAGTAGCAGCTTGAACGATGTACTCATCACCGACAACAGCGTCAACGGTCATGTCAGATCCTGATCGGACTGTTATGGCGTTAGCTGTGTTCGAGATGATTTGAAACTTGACTCTTCGATCCGCTTTATCAGGTACTACGAATCCACCGACCAGACCATTTGCAGGGAATGGATCGGAGATGATAGTGATTTGGTCAGCAATACCGAAATCATCAGTCACATCTGTTGAGTGAAGTGTTCCACCCATTAACCACGCATTCGGAGCAACAAGTGGTTTTCCTGTTGTCAACACTGTTGCTGGTAGATCACCTTGATCGGTAGCAGTGTATGCCCATGTTTGATCGACTCCAGCGGTTCCTGTTCCAACCTGAATGAAAGTGAAGTTGGCACCTGATTCGGTGAATTCAGTTGTCGCATTTAGAAGATCATTCGCATCGAGACCAACAACATCGATAGAGCTGGCTGGAGATTCACTTGTCGCATATGAGACTCGACCTAAACCATATGCTAGTGTTCCAAGGAACACTAGAAGGTTATCCCTAGTGTCAGCTGCTGTAGCACCGATTAGAACTTCTGTGGTTGGATCAACAACAACTGTCTTAAAGGTGATGAGAGATGTACCAGTGATCCCCTCAATCGGACTGTAATCAAGTGTCAGAGTGTCTGTGTCACTTGGGTTTGTAGAAACTTGAACATTACCAGCAGGTCTAATTCCAGCTGCCGTATTGGTAAGTAAAACATTACCAGCAACGATAGCTGATCCTGGTGCCTCATCAAACTCAGCAGATGCTCCGTTGGCAGCACTCACTTGAACTTCAGCAATATTTGATGTCAATACCGTTGCTGTCAGACCAACCGATAGACCAGCAAAGTTTGCAGGTCGAGTATCGAGTGTCAGAGTTCCAGTGAAGAGATCGGTCAATTGAACGTAGAAGTTCGAGTCATCTTCGTTGACAATTTTCTCGAAGTAACGTGCGCTCAAAGGATCAGAGCTAAGGTTATCGTATTGCTTGACGAGAACACCGTCCTCCAATACCTTCATAGCCCATTCAGTCGTAGGATTCTCCACACCATCCTCAAAGAGAACAGAGAGATACTTTCCTTCGTTCGTTAAAACAACAGCGTATGTGATGTCTCCACCACCGGATAGCGTCAAATCATCTGCTAATGTTGAGTCAGCAGGGATTGTGATGACACCAGCTGTGGTGTTGCTCAGAATCTTGAACGCTCGGCCTGGAAGTTCAGCCAGGATAAGAGTTCCATCTTTCCACTCATCAAGAGCAACTGTTTTACCAGTGCTTAGAGTGGTATTTGATACTCCAGCATGTTGTCCTACAACAGTTTGACGCTTACCAGCCCATCGGCCAGCATTGTCAGCATCAATTTGAATAACTTCTTGCCTTATTGGAGTTCGCCTACTCTTTGCGTTCAACTGTGATGTTAGCTCTGTACCATCTGTGATGCGAGAAGCATACATCTCGCCAGCACCGACACCATGCTCAAAGAAATCGAAAATTGCGTCTGGAGCTACAGACTCAGGAATGAATGAACCGATTTTTGCACGAGCAGCAGATGATGTTGCCATCTGAATCAACTCACCGATCCGACCTTTTTGAAAAACACCTGCATACCCTGTAACACCAAGAGCAGCAGGATCGATTTGCTTATCTGCCTGTTCCTCAATGATGACTACGCCAGCACCCAAGGTAGGACCAAACCTACGTTGCGCCATAACAGAACCTCCTTAAATAGAGTGAAAAATCTTCTGCCTAAGTTGTGATTCCTACATTCACTTTCTCAACTAGGTGGACATCAACAGCTGGTAATTCGTACAAGACGACTCCTCTAATATCGAAAGTCCCTGTGGCCTTTCTTAGATTTGCCGAAGCTCCTTTTGCTTCATACTCGATTCGCTTTACGACACTGAGTCCGTAAGGCTCATCGAAGGCAAAACTGTAGAGCATCTTGTTCATTTGGAAGAATTTTTCAATTGCTTCCATCAACCGTTTTTGATCCCTGTTTGAATCGGTAAATACAGCGTATCCAATTCTCAGGTCAATCTGTGCTGGCGGTAATACTTGTACCGCAGTCATGTTTGTGAGGTCTCTAATGATAATTCCACCAGCACCTGTCTGGGTAGTGGACGCATCAACTCGTAAACCATCACGCCTTTCAATTTCTTCTACATTCTCAAGAGCAATAAGTGGGACTTGTGCAATTTCAAAATAATCTTCATCTGTGTAATCGGCTATCTCTGGTACATATTGTATTTTCATTTTGAATATTTTACTAGCATCGATGGGGACAGTTGTGGTTACTATCCCTGGAGCATTGGTCTGCCCATCCTGATTTAATGCTCCTGGCGTGTAGCTGTCAACGATATTATTTTTCTCAAGAGGATCGTCAGTCTTATTATACATCCGAGGAACGTCTACAATATTATAACCTTTGTTTTGTAATTCGTACTCACCTCCCAGATCAAAGGTGCTTGTAGTCGTCAAAACTGAGGCGACAGCATCGGTGCATGGTCGAATATCATCGAACATTTTCATCAAAAGGCTCTTTATGAGATCCTCGTAGACCTCGAATTCAAAAAGACCTAGTAGATTTATCCCTCGAAGCTTGGGAGTGATAGCATCGTCGGTGGTGAGCATGTTTATAAGGACTGAGATCGTGTTGTTATCAAATGGAAATGTCGAAATATTCATTTGAATTTCGAGTTCAGTGTTCCAATCTGTGGCAGTTGCAGTCACCCATGCAGCACCATCCCAAAATATCTCTCTTAATCCGTTGTCAAACCGATACCGCATCGTGGTTTCAACAGGCTCATCCCTTACCACCTCGAAGAATGTCCACTGTTTGATACCATTGGGAGTAGTGAATGCACTCCGAACCGTCAAATCAGTATCGAGTGGGAATGGATCAACGTCCTCAAATCCACCATTGAGCTGAACATGGCCTGGGGTTTTCTCAGCATTCAAACGAATCTTCGTAGGATCTGACAATAAAATGTTAGGTCTATCGCTATTGCCAAAACATAACACTTTAATCAGTCTTTTCAGATCACTCATAATGCACCCATCCTACGATATGCTTCTCGGACAGCATTCTTCCAGTTCTTCTGGAGCTTATTTTTAATATGCTTACTGTGAAATACAGGCGTGATGAATGGTCTCGGTGGAACTCTAAGCACACCACCAGTTGTAGACTTCTTTCCAGGTGCTTGTTCAGCAATTCCAGCAGCTCTCATCTTAGCAAACAATGCTCTTCTCATAGCCGCTGTCAGCTTTATCGTGTAACCCTTCTCCAATCCTGGGACCACAACCGACATCTTCATCCCATGTGATGTCTTTTGATCTTTCAAAAACCCTACAGTTCCATTGAAACTGTCTTGTAGCTCTGCCTCAACAGCATTTTTCATCTGCCCAGTATCCATAAGTGGTATGTCTGTATGGGGTTTTAATGCCAATGTCAGTGGAGAGTTATCTGCTTTTTTACCACGCTGGATAATTCTTCGAACAATCGCATCCTGAACTATGCCCAAATTAGTAGCCGTAGCCTTATGGACCTCTTGTCTGAGGATCTCCATGTGAGCTTTAGACAGGAATTGCTCAAACTTTTTAGTGTTTTTGAATGTTATGGTCATACTCATGGATTTCTGTCCTCAAAAAAGACAGCAATGAGTGTGAAACCACCCTGATCTGTATATTGAGCTGCTGGTCTTTTACCAACAACGTAGTAATCAACATCGAGCTGACCGAGTTTTGTGATTCGGTCTCCCCTCTCGATGTCATTCATGGTCAAACCTTTCAAACCAAGGTCATAAACCCTGAGAAGAATGTAGCCATCACTGTTTGGAATCGATCCACCGAGACCTTCACCCATCGATCCATTGAGATCTGATGCGTCAAGAGATCCTTTGACAAATACTTTCCGATAAACAATTTGGCACTCGATATCAAAAGAAGGTCTCCTCCTAATGATATTAATATTTTCTCTTAAAATAGAATCCCATTGAGTTTCGGTTCTATCGATCCGATCAATCGTAGTAATTGCTGGATTTAAAAGATTTGGACGCACCATCTAAATCACCACATCAGTAAATCTATCTCGTTTAAAATCTTCGGTTCTTGCAAGATCCATGATTGTTCCACCGATACCAACTGGTCCTCGGTACATTTTTAAGATTCTATCAACCGCAATGTCCCCTGAGATCGCACCAGTTGATCCTCCACGAACGTCATCCGGTTGAAAGTATTCTGTCTCATGGAGATCGACCTTCTCTCTCTTCTTCGGTCCTACGCCTGTCAGAGCTGATCCTGATCCAAGTGGTGCCTTGAGATAGGTTGTAGTCAGCATCAGTGTTGCATCTTTTATGAGCAGCGGTGTCGAGCCATCCTCCTCAACAAACCCATAGCTACCATCGAATTCTGTATAGGCAGCTCGAATGAATGCCCTACCGTAGTTCTCGGTGTAAATGGTCCCACCACCTGTTCTGATTTTTATCCTTGGGTTTCTTCGATTGTCATAACCAGAGAACACCTCAAAGTCAGAGAGGGATGCCGATACGGTGTCGTCATTGAGTCGAATTGCTGAGACGCTTATGATCGGGACTTTGAAAAACATCACATTTGAGTTCTTACCCTCGACTCGAATCGTCTTAGATCTAGGCTCGAACCATTGCCTTGTTTGCAGGTCGATGAATTCCATAGCTCTCAGGAGAGCATCCTCTCCTCGTTTCTTTGGAACGGTATCAGAGTGAAGTATTTTGGCAGCACCATCAACGATAAAGTTCTCAGCTCCAGTCTTTGAGACTCTGATCTGGGTTCCACCTATGATTTCAATGATCTCATCAGAGTACCCAGCTTGACACAGAGCATCAGTGACAATTGGTGTGCCGCCAACGAAATCATAAATATCTCCACCAGCATCTACCGTGAGATTGGAGAGAACAGTATCAGTCGAGGTCACAAGTGGATCACTCGATATCGAGAGCTGACATAATAATTCGTGGTAAGTGCAATACATATTTTATTCCTTATTCAACCTCTTGAGACCTTTCATCTGCCAAAATAAGTGTCCCATCACGAACCCCATGAGAAATGTGAAGGCTGGATACTCATGAGACCATTCGAATATCTTCCAGCTTATAGTTCCTTCGGTTCCACCAACATTCCAAGCATAAACATCGTAGATGGTGATAAGTGCTATGATCCCGATAATAACTATCGATGTCATTTTTTTGATGTTCACACCATCTCCTCTAATTAGGTAATTCGATATACTTTGACGCTCATATATGCTGCATCTATATTAACATTTAAATTATCACCACTCGGAACATTGGCTCTCAATCTGAAAACATCATTCACTGCACAGTTTAAAACAAAGGTTCCAGATCCAGTATTTGCTCTATCTGGGAGTAACGCCTTTCCGTTAGCAATACTTTCAGTCCACACGAGATCTACTGCGTTTCTTTGGATTCTGAATTCAGACCCTCTATCATTGTTATTGATCTCAACTTTACATTTATATGAGACCTCTACTTGACCAGCGAAATCTGCTCGGAAATCTGTTGCGTTGACCTTAGTGAACAGTCCGTTGGCGAAACTCTCTCTATCTGTCTGGAAGTTGATAGGTGTGATTGCTGATATCACCTGCAATGCACTATTCGAATACGAAAGATGCCCAATGTTCAACCGATCAAGCTTAAGCTTATCAGCACCAGTCATAAAACCACTTGTGCTACCGCTTATTACAGCAGCATGATGAGTCCCAACGGTCTGATTACCATGGTTGTGACCGTGGTCGGATCGAGCAAGGGTTGTAGCACTGCCCTCAGAGTTCACAGTCCCAACAGTACCAGCGGTAGCCGTTGAGATATCATGCTTGTGATCTTGTCTTGCTGAAACAGAAGCCACACCAACTACGGCAGCGGCCTTCGTGACATTTACTGGTGCTACAGAGGCATAGACATTGACTTGAGCACCAGCTTCAATACCTAACAGTTTAGTTTGTTCAGCATCTGAAAATTCATTCGTGTTCGCATTATTCTCATATGCTGTTTTGATCTCAGCATCTGTTTGATCTGCTGTTGCTGCTGTTTCAATACCTAACAGTTTAGTTTGTTCAGCATCTGAAAATTCATTCGTGTTCGCATTATTCTCATATGCTGTTTTGATCTCAGCATCTGTTTGATCTGCTGTTGCTGCTGTTTCAATACCTAACAGTTTAGTTTGTTCAGCATCTGAAAATTCATTCGTGTTCGCATTATTCTCATATGCTGTTTTGATCTCGGCATCAGTTTGGTCTGCTGTAGCTGCTACTTCAATACCATCAAGTTTAGATTTATCTCCACCTGTCATAAACCCAGAGGTTCCAGAGGCAATAACAGCGGCATGAAGTGTACCATCTGACTGATTGCCATGATTATGAACATGGTCAGACTTTGCAAGACTCTCAGCCGTTCCTTCAGAATTGGCTGTGCCTACAGTTAGAGGGGTAGCAGTCGCTATTGGATCATCTCCACTTGGAAGATGCCTACTCGCATGACCACTGACATCAACCCCATCAACATTTCCAACATTTGTGACCGCTTGACCACCCATGTTGAGATTACCGACCATGGCTCTAGTGCCATTGATTAGTAAATATTGTGGGTGATCGTCATCATTCAGACCTGTGAGGTTGCCATGATCTGATGCAGCAGAGACACCTGATGCTTTGAATCCGATCCTTGGTCGCTCATCAAATATCGAAACAATATTACTTAAGCCTTGTTGGACAATAATTGATGCAATTAGAGTGACACCGCCTTGAAAAAATGGTGGTGGGGTTGGAATGCTGGCAGCTTCGGCAAGTACAAGCGTTGAGTATTCTTGTTGAGAATAGACTAATAAGTAGTCGTCTACACCAGCATTCACATTGACATATAAAGAATGTCGAGCATAAAACCCTGCCGTTAATGCAGTCAGCCCAGTATTATCATAGTTAACATTATCAACGACAGATTGTACTACTCTAGTGAACCCACCGCTGCCATCATCGTGATATGCTCTGATAGAAACGGCTGAACCACCAGTTGGTTTAACATCAATAGTTCCGAAGAAATACTCACCAGAACTGATATCCAAAGCTCGATCAGTTACGCCATTTTCAACAACAATTGAACCAGATGCGTAGATCGGTCCTATTGCCAATCTCATATATGATTCGACTAAACTACCGTGGTGGCGCATTGTTCTTGGGACGTTATCGATGAAGTCAATGGTAGTCGCATCTGAAACAACTCCCCCAAGAACTATTCTTCGTGTCGGACTTGGTATTGTGACTTCTAACTGAACTAGGCCATCGGCATCGACCGTGACAAGCCTGTCGGCATCGGCTGGGACTACGAGATTAGTGGTTAACCAGCTCACCTCTCTAACGACTCCGAGAGCATCCTCTACGAAGCCTTCACCTGGGAAGATATTAATATTCAAACCACCAATGTCTGTGATCTGACCTCCCTTAATTTGACCAAGGACTGTCCCTTCTCTAAGCAGCTTAGAGATATTGGCCGTGACGCTATTGATATCACCCTGGAGTATCGATCCGATGACTGCATGTCCAACCCCTGCACCGCTTGGATCAGAGTGTGTGATACTTATACTAGCAGCGTCATCGACAATAACCTTACTCTTGGTAAATGCACCATTTATGAATCCAGTAGCACCTGGATGCTCAATAAATATATCGTCAGTTGCACCTAATACTGTGAGGCTAGCTATTTGAATAGTTGGTGCTACCCCAACATTTTCAACATAGACAGCTCGTAAAACTCCACTCAAAAATGCAACACCTTGAGTGGAAACCTTTGCACCATTGATTAAATGGATTCCATTAGTCGCAACCCCACCAGCCGACATCAAACCCACACCAAACAATATAAATTGTGATGTCGGTCTGTCTGCTAGGAATACATTGGTCCAGCTAACTCCTGGTCCAAATACTCCATTGAAACTGATAATGGCCACAACACTGATTCCAGCTCCTGTAGCATGGAACGCATTAGTTGGGTTTGACATTGATGTGCTGAAGCAGTCATGGACCGTGATCTGTGCGAAATTAACAGAGTCCAATAGAACAAACTGGTCGCCATTCCCAAAGAGGGATTCAGCTACTGTGAAAACACCTCCTGCCATCGTACTAGTTATTTTAATGAGGGCTTTACCTGTATCAGTAGAACCTGAGAGGGTGACATTACTGATAGATGAATCATTCGTACCAATGATTAAGTCTTTACTCGGTGAGTCTGTGATAATATTCGATGTGTTTCGATCAAGACCTTGGATCGAAACGAATGGCTTCATCGTTATCGTATCTTCAACAAACTGACCAGGACCGACATAAACCACATATGGCTTTGAAAGAGAAGCATCCGTTATACTATCCACGGCATCTTTAATACTTCCAAATTGCCCAGTCTCAGGAACCGTGTTGACAAATAGTTGGTTCTCAAATTGACCTGGATCACCCTTCGATCCACCAATATCCTCTTTTGGAATCCACTCGAACACACCAGCTGCACTTTTACTTGGGACGGTAGAACCATCAGCTATGCTGAAGTCCTTAAGATCGTGGAGTTCTGGGTTTGGTAAATCTCTATGAAAATCATTCGACATTATGGGTTCACCTTTCTAATCAGATGGCCATCCGTTGTAATGACAAATCCATCTGTATGGATGACAAAACCATCTATCGGAATATTCAGGCATTTCATTGCTGTTAATGTAGCAGACACAGTGTTCTGTGCATTGTTCTGAATATCCTCAGTTGTCTTTTTTACCTGTAGTCCACTCATGATATATTTGCCCTTGCCCAGACTCTCACTGTAATCTTCTGCCCTTGCTTATGTGTTCGAAACCATAGTTTTCTGACATCACAATCATCAAGAGTAAAGGGACCATCCGTTTCCTCTAGCTTACCATCGATGATATTCGAATCCGCAACTGTGCATTTGGTATCTTCTGCCCAGTATAGAAAATCTTTATCTTGGTCTGATCTGGTTATAATGACGATTGAAGCTCGGAATCCGAAGTCGAATTGAGGATCAGCAGGATAGATATTAGAATCTATCTCCACCTCTTTGTAGAATCGCTGTCGGGGATTGCTCGTAGGCACGTTGAGACCTTCCAATCATCATTATTTTAATCCGTCCACGCTATTACTTGAGCTGTTGCTGCAATAGTTCGAACGTGGAGTTTACTCAATGCTAGACCTGGAAAATCATATTGGCCTATTGGTAAAACCATATGCGGTGTCGCATCCGATTTATTGACAGAGACATCTAAAGTGCCAACTGTCACAATAATCTTGACCATCACCGACTTAAAACCGAAGTCCAAAG